ATGCGGCCTGGGCTATCGTTTGCCGAGTGTTCAGCATCGGCTACAAGTGAAATCTGACAAGCGGAAGTTGCAGACCCATCAGTTGCGGAGCCTATTACAGCACCTAAAAGATCTCCTTCGGTTGTTGTTGCATCTTGTCTATGAAACCGAATTTTTGGACCACCAGATGAACTAATATATAGTTTTGTATTAGAGTCCGAATCAGGAGGAAGTACCGAATTTCCAACCAACAGCCTGCCAGAACTGTCGATTCGCATCCGCTCGGTACTTGCTGTACTAAATGCAAGATTGTTATCAGCTGGTCGATAAATAGCAGCTGCTGTTCCTGGTGTTGATATTGAACCACCAAACTCAATAAAGTTTTCAAAACGTGAAATACCTCCTACGGTTAGCAGCCTTGAAGGCGACGTAGTTCCAATCCCAACATTTCCCGAGTTATCAAGTGTTAGTACATTTGTGACATTCGATGCAGTACTTGATCCACCACCATCTCCATACTTAAAGAACAGACCAGAACCTTGTGCTACTGCAAACCAATCACGCGCTTGACCAGTATCGCTCCAAGCAATCGCAGGCGAACTGCTGTCTTCAATAACTAATATTTTTTGAGAATTTCCATAAGATGTTGGCGACGTCGTTCCAATCCCAACATTTCCCGCTTGTTGAACAGTTAGTCGGGCAGTTCCATTGTCTTTAACTTGAAAAACACGGCTTGTCTGACCGCCACTTGAGTTAAGATTAATGTTCAAGCTTTCCTTGGCACCAATCGAAACGCCATCACTAGCCTCAAACTGCAAGTTGCCGTTGATGCTTAGTTTTTGAGTCGGGCTCGTCGTTCCAATCCCAACATTTCCTGCGCTGTCGATTCGCATGCGCTCGGTTGAAGCAGTTGCAAATCTTAGATGATTAGTACTGTGACCATATTCAATATATCCGGCATATTCTGCAGTACCAGACGTTGCATCACTAAAGAAAATAGCGCCATCACCAGTTGTAGTTGTATTTCTAATGGTGATGCCGGCTTTTGAACTATCAGCAATAGTTAGATTGTCAGCATCCGAATGCCCTTCAGTTATTGTGTTAAGCAACACTTTTCCCGCGCTGTCGATTCGCATCGCCTCGCTGCCACCAGTAGCTAACGCAATACTTCCACCACTAGACGTCGCGTCAATTTGATGAGCAGCGCCTAAAAATGCACCGTTGTCAGAACTTGAAAATTGAAGTCCACGAATACCATTGTCAGAGGATGCACCGCCATAAAAATAATTTCCAGCTGCATCCGTTCGTTTTATCGTTAATTTACTGCTAGGCGACGAAGTTCCAATCCCAACATTTCCAGAGCTGTCAACAACAACACGTTGCGTACCGCCAGTTGTTACCGCAACAGAATCTCCTCCGGGAGACAGCAATCCTGTATTTGTATCGCCGCTAAAAAATACGCCAGGTGCAGATTCAGTTCCTGCAACAACACCAAACGCACCAGTCATGGTGTCGCCAGTGACGTTTACGAACTCACCAGCTTGACTACGCCATGCATTTCCGTCATAGATTTTTAGGTCAAAAGCACTACCAGTCGTATCAAGCCACTGTTCTCCTTTCTCATTACCTTGTTGGCCAGATACCGTTCCAGTGCCTGTAGTAGTGCCTGTAGCAGTAAAAACAGTGCCAACAGTATTAGCTGACGCTCCAACCAACGTAAAATCAGAGTTGCCTACAGTCAGAACTTGATAGACAGTTCCGGTTACAAGTGCTGTGGCAGCAAGGCTGTCTGGTGTTGAGTTTGGAGCGCTTGTTCCAATATGAACAGGACCAACCTTTACTAGATCGCCGTTGCTGTCTTTAAAAAATAAACCAGGCGATCCTTCGTTCGTATTAATCGCCAACTGACCTGCCGACATTGCAGTCGGGATGGGTCTCTTGTTTGCGGTGCTGCTACGAAGGTGCTGGAGAGCCATCCTTAACGCCTATTGCTAGGCCGGAAATAACTCTCCTATCCTACGAGACTCAGAATGTCCCGTCATCTAGCTGGCTAGTCAAAGCAACCGTTCCACTGTTGTCAGGCATTGTGATCGTTCTGTCAGCAGTCGGATCGGCTGGAGAAAGAGTAGTTTCAAATGCGTCATCCGTTGGGCCTTCAAACACCAGCGAACCAGTGTTGCCAATCATGACTTGACCGCTAAAAATGCCGCCTGCTTTAGGCATTGCCAATGCGGCAAGGTCGTAAGCAGTCTTTACGCCATTTGGTGTTGCAGCAGTCGTTGTACTAGACGATGCAATTCCATCCGTAAGCTGCAGCACACCAACAGCACTTGTACTGCCGGTACTAACTGTTAACGCTGGAGTTGTAGTGCCGTTAGTAACGCCAAGTGGTGCGCTTACTGTTACTCCAGTAACCGTACCAACTTGATTTGTAATCCACTCAAGACCAGTAGTAGTGCTGCTATTAGCGCTAAGGATGTAACCATTGGCTCCAGCCGCTAACTTGTTTAAAGTAGTTGATGCGCTGGCAGCGATTAAATCGCCCTTTGTATAAGAAGCAATATTTGTACCGCCCCTTGCAACATCAAGCGTGCCGCCTGTCATGTTATCTACATCGCGGCACTCGTTGCTAACTTCCTCTAGTGCAGATTGAACGTTAGTTGAACCAAGGCTTGCTGCAGGACTAAAGGCAACGTTATTAGCTGTCTGAGCCGTGTAAGTGCTACTAACGTCAATCTCAAGCCATGCACTTCCGGTTGATAACAGCAAATCAGGCGGCGCAAGAGCAACAGTTGGAGCGGGTGACGTTCCAGTGCCTGGTTCAGAAACAACCAAGTAATAATTGCTGTTGTTATTGCTTGGCGATGGCAATGCATTACCAACTGTCAATCCAATCGCTGAGCCCTCTCCGGTGATGGATGCAATTAAGTTAGTGCTTGCGTCATAAGTGCCAGCAAGAATAATTGCGCCTGCTGAAATACCAATGGACTGCCAAACGTTCCCGTCCCACAGGAAAAAGTTTTTATCAAGGGGATTAAAATGAAGTTGTCCCGTAAACGCTGCTGCTGGAAGTGTTTCGCCAATTGAAGCTGTTGACTTGTTAGCAAGTTTTGTTGCTGTAATTGCACCATCAGAAATTCGATCTGAAGGAAACGTTCCTGCGGTTATTTTAGATGCGCCAAGACTTGGAATATCACTTGCTACTAAATCTACTGCGGCAGTTATGCTGCCTTGTGCATCGAATGTAATGCCACTTTTAGTTGCGGCAGTAATACTATTTGTAATTTTAAGCGATCCACTGGCAACGCTAAGTCCAGCACCGGGTTGGACAATACCTTTTGCTGTTGCAGTGGCATCAGGCAAGTCAGCAGGCAGAAGTGCTCTGAAAGTTGGTGCGGCATCAGAACCAGAAGCAGGCCCAACAAATACACTGTTTGCAGCCTGTGTATCAAGGGTTAGCGTAATGTTTGCTGTAAAGTCGTCAGGATTATTAACTGCGATCGAAAGAGGAGTTGATTCAGTAACTGTGACTGACTGAATTCCAGCTTCTTGCGCCCAAGCTGCTCCGTTCCAACGGTACGCAATGCTGGTGCCAGTGTTGTACCACCCTTGACCTACATAAGCGCCACTACCATAAGGACTGGCTGTGCTTACTATGCAAGTTGACTGATCTCCTAGCTTGTCTTGATTTACCGCCGAGTTGTTTATTTTTGCGGTTGTAACTGCGTTTGATTGAATGTTAGCCGCACCAACAATGTCATTTGCCAGCGTTGTAACAAACGATCCAGTACCCGAACCCGTGACCGCTCCACTTAAAGTAATAGTTTGATCGCCAGTATTTGTGCCCGAGCTTGTTCCAGCAAACGAAGATCCATCAGTCCAAGTGCCGTTAGCTGTAGCAAGGTCTCCTAGGACTAAAGTTGCTCGTTGAGCGGCTGCATCTGCGTCGTCTAATAGCGCACGTCCTGCTGCTGTACATGCAATTTCTTCAACTGTTCCGGCGCCAGAAGTGCTGCGTCCAAGAATTACATTTGTAGATGTTGTATCTTGAAGCTTGCCATAAGTAACAGCATCAGCTGCTATTTGTGTCGTTCCTACTGCTCCTGTTGAAATTGAAGTTGAAAACGAACTGTCACCAAAACCAGTTACCGCGCCAGTTAAAGTAATTATTTGGTCGCCAGTGTTTGTGCCGCTAGAAGTGCCTGAATGCGTACCGGCAAACGTACCACTCTGTGTGGCAAGTGTGCCTAAACCAAGCGTTGTTCTTTGTGCTGCAGCACTAGCATCATTCAATAAAGCTCTGCCAGCCGCTGTACAGTCAATTTCTTCTACAGTTCCAGCACCAGCAGTGCTATTCCCTAGCAATTTATTGCCAGCTGATATTTGTTGAATTTTTCCGTAAGTGACAGCATTATCTGCAATATTTGTTGTATTTACTATTCCAGTAGACAGGCTAGTAGCAAACGAGCCCGTACCACTGCCTGTTACAGCGCCGGTAAGCGTAATTGTTTGATCACCGGTATTAGTGCCGCTAGAAGTTCCTGAATGCGTTCCGGTAACCGTTCCACTTTGTGTGGCGAGTGTGCCTAAGCCAAGCGTTGTTCTTTGCGCTGAAGCATTTGCGTCATCTAGCAATGCGCGGCCAGCTGCAGTGCAAGCAATCTCTTCAACTACACCTGCTCCTGCAGTTGAGCGACCTAAAATAATATCAGTTGCAGTTACATCTTGGATTTTTGCGTAAGTAACTGCGTCATTAACAATGTTCGCATTACCAACAATTGTGTTTGCAAGAGTAGTCGCAAATGACCCTGTCCCACTTCCAGTTACAGCACCGGTAAGGGTAATTGTTTGGTCACCAGTGTTGGTTCCACTTGATGTACCAGAATGCGTGCCAGCAAATGTTCCACTCTGTGTAGCAAGCGTTCCAAGGCCTAGCGTGGTGCGTTGTGCTGCAGCATCTACATCGTCAAGCAATGCACGACCTGCTGCTGTCAATGAATAAGCAGCGTATGTATCTGCGCCTGTCAAATAAATGCTTTGATTAGCCGCAGTTGTTAAACCAGAAATGCTTTGTAAACCAGCGTCATAAGCCTGAACATTTACGCCAATTTCAATGCCAAGATTTTGACGCGCAGCAGCTGCAGTAGAAGCTCCCGTTCCACCTTCTGAAATCGCAAGGTCGGTTATCCCTGTGATTGTGCCGCCTGTAATCGTGGCGCTACTAGAACTTAAATTTGCAGTTACCGTTCCAAAGGTAACGCTGTCGTTTGTGTCAATGCCGAGCGTTGTACGTTGAGCAGATGCACTTGCATCGTCAAGCAACGCTCGACCTGCTGCTGTGCAAGTGATTTCTTCAATTACTCCAGCATTTGCCGTGCTACGTCCCAGCAAACGGTCTGTTGCCGTAACGTTTTGAATTTTGCTATAAGTTATTGCGTCATCAGCTACTGCAGTAGTACCTATCTTGGTTGTACTACTTTGATCTAACTTGTCTAAATCAATGGTGCTGACGTCAATCAGGTCTAGGCCAGCGTCTATTAAATTTTTGGTTGTAACCTTCTTGGTTTCAGAACCGCTGATGTCAGCAATTGCTAGAACGTCAACGGCTGCAACACCGGCCTTGGATAGCTCAGTAAGCTGCGTTATGCGTTGGTCAGCCAAGGCCTTACTCCGTTGACAAGGACATTTGCTCCCAGTTTAGTCCGTTACTTCCTGAAGAAGGAAGCCCAGGTCTTGCTCAACTTTTATTCGGTCGTCATCTTCTTTCAAGATATAGTCAGAAGGCCTGCCAATAATTAACTTTATCTCATCTGTCGTAATAAAATCAATAGTGCATGACACTACACCTCCGGCTTCAACGCTAATGCCAGTAGTAGTTGTGACAGCAGTTGTTTGGTAAAAAATAGTAGAAACTTCTGGATCAATTTGCTCGTCAGTCAAATACAAAGCAATATCAAAAGCGCAACCAAAATCTAATCGTTGGATAGTTTGCAGCATAATTACAGGTGCCTCTTTTGCTGCCTTTGCTGTATAATCAAAAATACATTCTATTCGGCCACTGCCACTAATAAGACCTGCGTTATATTGCTGCTTGTATTTGTCCGATAAACTAGTAATGTCTACAGATTCCCTAGAAGTATTAAATTCATAGCGCGATACATTGCCAAGAACGTTAAGCACAGTATCTCGCACTGCAATAGTTACGTTAATAGGATTCCCGGCAAACGCTTGCAAGCTAATTTCACTTGAACGAACATTATTTATTGAACTTTCAAAAGTAGGGTAGAGCCTTAAACCTCCGGCTGGGTTAACATTTACAAACGCCGAAAATGTGTCTTCAACAACTGCAGTGCTCCAATTAGATGCTGCAATGAAAGCAAGCCCTCGGCTATCTGTTGTGGAGATGTCTATCCTGTCTCCACTAACAATGTTGTCAACAGAGTTGCTAACGCCAACACGTTCCAGTGTCGTGTTAACGTCGTCCGGAATTATTGACGCTTTAATGCTTCCCAGAAATTTATCTGTGCCTCGACGTAGTCGAATGTTACCGTAATTGCCAAGATAAAAAGCCATTACGCAATAACGCCATTAGCCTCGAAATCTCCATCAACGGTAAAATTAATTGGAACAACGCTTAATTCATTAGTGCTGACGGACACTGTAGCTGAAGTAATGTAAGCGTTAACAATAATGTCGTCAATAACTTCGTTACTGTCACCGACGGTTGCTTCGCCAACTTTAAGCGTTAATTGGACTTTATCGGTGGAGTTAATAGCACCAATTTTCATAATTTTTGAAAGCAGTTCTGTAAACTGTGCGCTGCTAGTTTCACCAGTTCCGAGTCTGTAATACATTAAAGTTGCGCTGCCGGTTGCGCCTTTCACCCCAGGAGTAAAAGTATTGACAGAGCTATCGATGCTGTTTGTGCTTAACAGCTCAAGAGTGGTCTCAATAGACCAATCGCGAATTTTAGCGACAGCTTTATTGTTGCCGTCGACTGGAATTACAATTGACCCCGTGCGCCCAGTGTAGAAGGTACCCATGACACCGTTTGAACATTGCCCCCATCTTAGCTCACAACAAAGTTGGCGCTACGGAAATCAGCAATGTGCGCTCGCGTTCCAGACACTCCGTTAACGTCCACTGCTTCAAAGCACGGGTATTCGATTGCTTTTACGCTTAGCTCCCCTCCTTCCTCGATAGCTAGCTCAGTCACCCTGAAAACGCGCTTATTCGGCTTGGCCTCACCCATTACAAACATCCAACCTTCATACTGTTGCGTTCCGGTAAAAGCCGCTGTGCTTTTTCCATCGCCAGAAGTTGTAACGACAATTTCGCTTTCACTTGCCACTGTTTTAGTTAAAGGCTGATACAACAAGAAATTAAATTTACCTGGACCAACATCTTGCACACCTTCTTCATTAATAGGAGCTAGCGGAGAATTCAGCGCTCCACCTGCCATTACAACCCCTGACGAATACTGGTCCCAATCTTTAAGACCAACGTCTACATAAATAAAAGCTCCTGGCTCTAGACCTGCTTCAGAAGGAAAAGTCCGAAACTCAATGCCTTTACGCATGTAAAGACGTTGGTTGCAAAGTAACTTGCCAAACATAATTGCTTGCTCTTTGCGCGTAACAAACTGACTTAAATCAAAGGTTTCTCTAGTGTCGTCAACATAAGGTTCTTTTAGTGCGTTTTTTAACTTGACGTTTACGCTTTTATTAGCAATAAATTTTTTAACGCTGTCAGAGTCTCTGTATATAATAGATGCAACAAGATTTTTTGTGCTGTCCGTAGCATTTAAAAATTCTTCTTTGTACGAGCCTTGTAAAATATTTCCAGTTGTAAAAAGCGCTGAAACGTCTACACTTATTGGAAGACCTTCGCTGTCACTAAATTCTCCTGACTCGTTTACTGGAAGCGTTGGTACTAAAGTGTCTTTGCCGTTTTTTCGCGCCAGCTCTAACAAACTGAACGGAGCCACACCAACCCAAAACTCCCGCCACGAACCAGGATCTGCGATAACTCCATCCATAAACAGTCCGTTTTTTACGCAAAACGCTTTAGCTGTTTTTAAACTGTCAAAGTCAATGTTTTTTCTAGGAACATACTTGCCCACCCCGTTTGCTTTGTCGAGCAACGTGTCTACAAAAATATCTGGGGCGTAA